AGTCAACAAAGGAAGAAAACAAGCATTTGACAACCTTGTCAAAGCATAAACACTTTTACGACTTCTATATGAGTTGTTGCGAGATAGTAAACTTCAGTCATGAAGTACAGTCAGAAATACTAACTGCTTATAGAGAGTTAGCTGATCCACATTATCACTATCAAAGCACTTGTCCGGTATGTGTGGCTGAGTTTTTGGTAAGAGTTTATAACTGGTATAATCAAAATAATATATGAAATACATACATCCAACTGCCATAATAGGAGATAATGTAATAATAGAAGATGATGTTTACATTGGTCCTTATTGTTTAATAGGTTTAGAACCTGAATGGAAAGGACATGAAAACGATAATCAAGGAGTTATTATAAAGTCAGGAACAAGATTAACTGGTCATGTTACCATTGATGGTGGTGGACTTCATCGTACTTATATCGGAAGTAACTGCTATTTTATGAAACATAGTCATATAGGACACGATGCAATAATAGGCGATAATGTAATTATAAGTTGTGGTGCAAAGATTGGAGGTCATTCAATAATCGGAGATAACTGTAACATCGGACTTAATGCAGTTGTTCATCAGCACAAAACAATTCCTTATGGTTGTATGATAGGAATGGGAGCAGTAATAACTAAAGGACTTGAAATGAAACCTAATTCTAAATATGTAGGAAATCCTGCTAAATACTTATCTGAAAATATTAAGAAATAAAATAAATGAATACTTTAGTTTGTTGTTTAACTTATGGAATAAGACCTTTAGATATAATCTATAAGAATTTAGAGCAGTCAGGATTTCCTTTCAATGTAAAGTTTATTAATGTTGAAGGAATATCAAACGCACTAAACGAAGGTATTTATACTTTTCAGGAAGGGAACTATGAAGCAATTACATTCTTAGCAAATGATATTGAAGAACCTAAAGATTGGTTATTAAAAAAATTAATGGCTTTAGAAACTTATGAGAAAGCAGGAATTATAGCAAGTCCATTAGATTTTAGAAGATATGAAATAAATAATCAGCATATCATAAGCAACTGGATAATAAGAAAAGAGGTCATTAATAAAGTAGGATTATTTAATGAATCAATGTTTCCTTATGGTCCTATTGATTTAGATTATTGCGAAAGAACATGGATAGCAGGATTCAATACTTATTATGCTATGGATTATTTAGCTACTCACATAGGCAGTCATGCTTCCGGAAATGAATATGGATATGACAAACAAGAAATGATAAATAAATACTGGGCAGATTATACTGCAAATATACAAGCATATAAAAACGGAACTAAAGATATAAAACAATAATTAAACTATGATACTTCTTCCAGGTCAAATAGAATCTATTGCTTCAAGAAAAGATAAAACTATCAGATTGACTATAGGAACTCAGGAATTAAATCCTAATACTGCTGCTGAAATATTCTCAATGAATCAGCAATTCTGCTATTTTGCTATTAAGCATGAATCTTTTATAAAGTCAGAAATAGAACTTATAGATGATTTAAAAGCAGATTTTAACGCTAAAACACCTTCACAAAGGTTACGAAACATACTTTTTAGAATATATGAACAAGATAATGAAGGATATAACGATTTTAATAATTTTTATATCGCTAAAATGGAAAAGATTTGCGAACACTATAAAAACAAAATTGACTAATGGGAAAGCATAAATACATAGAAACACCGGAAAAACTACTTAAAATGTTTGAGGAGTTCAAAGAATATACTAAATCCAATCCAAGATATAGACATCAACTTTGTCAGAGAACTGGCGAAATGGTAAGAGAACCATTAGAAGTTCCATTGACTATGGAAGGGTTTGAAGTTTATTGTTATAAAAATTACAAGGTAACTGTATCAAACTACTTTGAAAATAGGAATGATTCATACAAAGATTATTACACCATCTGTACATATGTGAAGAAAGAAATCAGACAGGATCAAATTAATGGCGGCATGGTTGGGCAGTATAATCCAAGCATAACTCAAAGGCTAAATGGCTTAGTTGAGAAAAGTCAAGTTGAGCAAGACGGAAAGATAGAAGTTGTATTCGTTAAAGGTAAAACTATCTTGTAACGCATTTGCTTGACAATTACGCTACTTTATTTATAAAATAGTATCAATGTACTACTCAAATAATAAACTGCTTTAAATCGCCTTAAAATGAGTGAGTACTATCAAGTCATATTAATGCTGATGGATACGAAGGAAGAAATGTCTATCGGATTGTTATCTGATGAGATAACTACAAGATATGTGATTAATCAACTTGCTCAATTCAATCTGAATCCTAACCATATTTACTTCGCCAGGCATATTACACTACACAAATTGGAACGATAAAGTGCAATATGTTACACTTTTTGCAAGGTAAGATGTGCAATTAATGACAAGTTATGTCGGAAATATAATACCTTATCGGTTATAATCCGATACAATGCATGGAATTTTACACATTATCGGGTATAAAATGCCGATTATTTTCCACTAAAAGACAGTTTTTGTAGATTATTTTCCACTATCTTGTTACAAAGTAAGGGTTGTTTTTATTGTTTTTTGTTACAAAGTGTGACAAATATTCACGGTTTAATGTCACAATTATTTTTATTATTGTAACTTTTTTAGATTATATTTGTTAAAAATTAAAATTTATGGGAAACGAACCAAAAGAATTCGCAAACGGATTCATCTTCAAAAGAAATGACAATGCTCCTGAATGGGCTATTGGTAAATTATCTATCAAAGCACAGGATGCTATTATGTTCATCAATCAGAAGAACAAGAATGGCTGGGTTAATCTTGAGATCAAGAAATCTAAAGAAGGAAAGTATTATATTGAGTTAGATACTTTTGAGGCTAAGGATAAAGTTGAAATTAAAGAAGTAAAAGAGAAAGAAGCAGATTTACCATTTTAATTTGTTCATCTCCCTTCCCATTTGAACAGGGCGCATAAGATGAACTGTTTATAACTCCGATTGATGTGGAGGATGAACGCATCCCATTACTAACATCTGACCTTTGTGTCAGTACGAGAGTAAAATCTCTCATCGGAGTATTTATATGCAAAAAGATATGATTTTCGGTACTTTGTGCAAAATATATCTTTAAGCATATAATGGTACTAATAGTAATCAAAATCAAATAAATTTAAACTTATGACATCAATAGAATGGTTACTTGAACAAGTAGAACATAACATTTCTAAAACTATTATAGAACAAGCCAAAGAAATGCACAAGCAAGAGATAATAGATGCTTATGAAACAAGTCATATATCAATGATGACAAGTGAACAATACTATCAAGAAACATTTAAAAAAGATTAATTAATGCGAATTGAACTTCCTGAACCACATATTAACCAACAAGTAATCCTTGACAGCTCAGCAAGGTTTAGAGTTGTTATGTGTGGTAGGAGGTTTGGTAAATCAGAACTATCTCAGATTGAGATAATATCTAACGCATTAAGAGGTTATAATGTAGCTTATATAACTCCTACTTACAAACTTGCTAAAACATTCTTTGAGAAACTTACGCAGGTTATTCCATTTGAAAACAATAAGTCGGACCTGATAATAAATTTCCCAACTAAAGGATCAGTTGAGTTCTTTACCGGAGAACGATTAGACAATTTAAGAGGTCGCAAATTTCACTTTGTAGTTATAGATGAAGCTTCTTTTATTCCTAACCTGGAGGATGGATGGCTAAACTCAATCCGACCTACTCTAACCGATTACAAAGGAAGGGCATTATTTGTCAGTACTCCTAAAGGCAAAAACTACTTTTATTCGCTATTTATGAAAGGAGGCGAGGATTGGCAATCATTTAAATTCTCTACTTACGATAATCCATACATTGACAAAGATGAGATTGATGATGCAAAAAGGCAACTTCCTGAAGCAGTATTTGAGCAAGAGTATATGGCTAATCCAATGGAGAATGCAGCAAATCCATTCGGAAGTAATAAAATAATAGAATGCATTAAACCAATATCAAACCTACCTGCTGCATACTACGGAATAGATTTAGCGAAGTCATTTGACTGGACTGTCATTATCGGACTTGATGTTAATGGTCATGTATCTTACTTCAATAGATTTCAAAAGGATTGGAAGCAGACAAAGGAAACAATACTAACGATTGACAGGAGTAAACCTGTAATGATAGATAGCACAGGAGTCGGAGATGCTATTACTGAGGACCTACAAAAGCATTTTAACTCAATGCACGGATTTAAGTATACATCTACTTCCAAGCAACAACTAATGGAATTACTTGCTTCATCCATTCACAATAATGAAATAGGTTTCCCTAATGGATCAATCAAAGATGAATTAGATGTCTTTGAATATCAATATACATCTACCGGAGTGCGTTATAATGCTCCTACCGGTTATCACGATGACTGTGTTAATGCTTTGGCACTTGCTATTAAATGCAAAAATGAGCATAAATATTCAGGAGTTTACAGATATATTTAATAATTATCATAGAATTATCACTAAAAAAGTATATTATATAGTATGAAATTAACAATTAAACAATTTCAGCAGATTAATGCTATCAATAAGATTGAAGCTGATGATCTTGACAAATCAATAATGTTTGTCCAGGTATTAACCGGAAAGTCAGAATTTGAGGTTAATCAGATGAAGGTTAAGAAGTTCAATAAACTTTGTGCTGATGTCCTGAAAGCATTTGAATCAATGATGGTTGATTTGAGTAAAGACAAACCAAGAAATTTGATTAAGGCGAATGGAACATGGTATTGGATAAACTATGATGTTTCAAAATTAGATGCAGGTAGATATGTTGAAACTGCAACTTTCGGAGTTGACTTATTAGACAACTTGCATAAATTAATGGCCACAATGATTGTTCCAATGAAATGGACTTGGAAAGGATTGAAACCTATCCAATATGATGCTATGAATCATGAGAAGGTTGCTGAAGATATGTTACAAGCAGATTTCACACATTGTTATCATGCAGCGGTTTTTTTTTACGCTCTTTTCAAGAACTCAATAATCAGTTTGGAGTCCTATTTGGAGAGTCAAACGGAGAAGAAGGAGGAACTGAGAAGAGCAATGATGAATTTCAAAAATCTTTCGGATGGATTTACAATGCCAAATTGGTATCAGAATTTGAAGCTATCAGTTTAGATGAAGTTTGGAAGTTGCCTGTTTTACAATTTTTAAACGATTTAACTTACTTAAAATTAAAATTAGAATGGGATGCCAACGAACTTAGGAAAAGCACAACAAGACGCCATAAATAGTGGAGCATTAAATAAGATAGGAAGTGATAAGTTTGAGATATTTGTTGCTTCTAATTTATTAGAACAGTATGGTGTTGAATTTGCGAAAGTATTGGCAGAGAATATAAGAAAAAGAGGAATAACTGCATCCGGAGCATTGGCAGATAATATATTTCCTTCAGTAAGTGCAGATGGAGCAACTTTGACAGTTAAGGTTTTAGATTATTATGATTTTATAAATGAGGGAGTTAGAGGTGTTAAAAGTTCAAAGAATGCTTCAGGAAGTCCATATAAGTTTAAAAACTTTGGGATGAATGCTGAAGGTCGTAAAAGTATAAGACAATATATCCAGTCAGGGAAAGCGAAAGTAAGTAGTACTATGAGTGATAAAGCAAGGGGAATAGGACTTGAAAGTAAAGGAGTTAAATTCAAAGAAAAGAAATCTTTGATTGATAGGCAAGTAGACAATTTGATATACATGATTAAGAGATATGGTATAAAGAAAACAAATTATTTTACTGATACTGTTAAAACTGTATTTTCTGACTTTGAAAAACAAATGGGAGAAGCTTTAGGTTATGATGTTAAGATAAATTTAGAAACACTTAATAAAAAGAAATATTAATGAGTATTACAAGTTTAACAAATCCAAGTGGAACTCCATCGGTACAAGATAACCTTTGGAGTATTGCTTATTCAAATAACTCAGGACAAACTGATTTCAAATATGTATTTGATGTTTTTAAAGGAACTACACAACTTGTGAGAGCAAAGGTTTATCCTGATCCTACAACTGGAAGAGGATATTTTGATGCAGGTCCAGTAGTAAGGAATGAAGTTACTTATGCATGGTTTGCTCCTAATGGAACAGTTAAGATGACTACTGATAGTGGTATAATGGAAACTCAATATTCAATAAGAGTAGGAGAGGACTTTTCAGGAGTTACAACTTTAAACTTATCATCCGGAAATGTTACTGCTTATAATTGGCGACCACCATTGTTTAAAAGAAGAAAGACAACTATAAAAAGTAATGATTTTATTACCGATAGATTCCTTTCAACCTATCATAATTTTGGAGAGAATCTTTACATAGGTGCAAATATCAATGTAAGTGGAACAGTATCTTTACTTAAAATAAGGGTTAAAACTTACAACTATTCCAATACACTAATAGCTACAAATAACAATTCAAGTTCTAATACTTTAAAATATGTTCAGTTAGATATAGGTGCAGATGCTATTAATACATTATTTGGTAGTTCAATAATTACTGATTCGGTTAAATATTATACTGTTGAAGTTGGAACTACTGGAGATGGCGAAGGATCATATACTTACAAACTATTCACAGTCAATATGACCTGCAATGGACTTTATACACCTATTCCATTACATTTCATGAATAATTGGGGTATGTTTGATACTGCAAGATTTGATTTGGTTAGTAGATTGTCAATGGATTTAGAAAGAAAGTCATTTCAAAAGAGAGATTTTGTATTCGGTAATACTTCAATAGATTATTATACTTCAAATAATGTTTACTATGAATCTAAAGTAAACTATAATCTTAAAGAGAATTGGACTTATAAACTTACGATGACTCCTCCAACGGATGAAGATTATCAATGGTTAGCACAGTTAATAGATAGTCCTCAGATTTATGCTTGTATAGATTCTAATTATTATCCTGTAACGATAAAAGAAACTAACTACGAATATTCAAAGCATCAGTTTAACGGACTTAAAGCATTTGAAATTAACATAGAATTAAACCAAATGAGAAACGGATTTCAACGATAAGATATGGTAAGAATATTTATAGAGAATCAAGAGTTAGATGTTAAAGATGATTTCAGTCATCAGATAACTTATGCAGTAGATGATTTAAAGAATTTAGATAGCAAGGCAACTGCTTTCAGTAAAACGATTGTTCTTCCAGGTACTGCTAATAATAACAAACTACTTGGCAATATATTTGAGTTCGCTAATAGTAATTATAATACTGCAGCATCTAATATAGGATATAATTTCAATGCAGCTAAATCAGCAAAGGCAAGATTAGAAATAAACGGATTAACTATAATTAAAGGAGTTTTAAGATTACTTGAGATTATTATTGATAATAAAACGATAGAATATGAAGTTGCAATATTTGGAGAGTTAGGAGGATTGTTTAATAAATTAGGAACAATCAAAATAGAGGATTTAGATTTTAGTGATTATAACCATACTTATAATGCAACTAATATTAAAAATAGTTGGGCATTACCTAAAACAATTAGTAGGGTTGCAGGAATAGGAGAATTGACTTTTGCAGGAAAAGTTCTTTATATTTATAATTATAATTTTGCTCAATTAGAAAATGGAGATTCAATAGTTATAACTGGTACTTCTTCTAATAATGGAACTTATATAATAGATACTGTATTTTATGATCCATTAGAAATTAAAACTATTGTAAATATAACAACTGCATTTCCATCAGGAGTTAATACAAGTGGAACAGTATCAGTAACTAAAAGAGGTTATGGTTATTATTATCCATTAATTGATTATGGAAATGTAAGCACAAACAAAAAAGATTATCAATATAAGGCTTTTAGGCCTGCTTTCTTTGTTAAAGAAATAATAACTAAAATAATAAAGAATGCTGGTTATACTTATGAATCAAACTTTTTTAATAGTAATTTTTTTACTCGTTTAATTATTCCTAATAATCAAAAAGATTTACAAGCTTATAAAACAAGAGCATTTTATGGGGATTCATTATATCCTATTTCTGCTTATGGTACAATTTTAAATTTTAAATTTTATAAACCATCATTAAGTAATTTTACTACTACTGATAATATTATATTTACTTATACAGGATCAAATATAACTTTTGATATATCAGTAATATCTACTGTTTCAATTAAAGTAACTGCAGGACCATATCCAAATACAGTTGGTTTTAAATTTGTAATATTTAAAAATAGTAGTATTTATTATATAGATTCTCAATATACTTATAATACTTTTGATAGTAATACTGAAAATTTTAATTTCAATATAAATGTTCAGCAGCAAATACCAATGAATACAAATGATACTATTCAGATGTATATTGTTACAGATAAAATAGCTTTTTATAGTGCTGATGATACTGAATCAAATATAATATTCAATTCAATTACACCTGTAATATTGAATCTTGTATTAAATGATTCAATTACAATGAATAATATTATCCCTGCTAATATATTACAAAAGGACTTTTTTGCTTCAATTTTAAAGATGTTCAACTTAATGGTAGTTGAAGATAAGTATGTAGAAAAAAAACTTATCATTGAACCATGGGTGGACTTTTATGATTTAGATAGGACTACTTATTTAGATTGGTCTAATAAGATTGATAGAAGTAATGTCATCAAAATTAAACCAATGTCTGAAATCAATGCAAGATATTATCAACTTAAATACAAATCAGATAACGATTACTACAATGAACTATACAAAAAGAAATATAATGAAGGATATGGCGATGTCAATTTTGATAATGCACTTGAATTTGCAAAGGATTCTTCTACAACTGAAGTTATATTTTCAGCAACACCATTAGTAGGATATTCAGGAGAAGCAAAGGTAGTCCCAACAATTATGAAATGGGATGGTAAAACTGCAGGTATAAATGAGGAATCAGTTACTTCTAATATTCGCATAATGCAAGTAAAAGAGGTTTCAGGTGTTACCAGTTGGAATATTTTAGATAGTGGAACAACTTTAGCAAGTGGAACTACTTATGGTTATGCTGGTCATTTAGACAATCCGGATGCTCCTGCAGCTGACTTAAACTTTGGAGCAACTAAAGAACTTTATTTTACATTGGTTGCAGGTGCTTTGCAGAATAACTTATTTAACACTTATTATTCAAGTTATATGGCTGAGATTACTGATAAAGATTCAAGGTTAGTAACTGCAAAGATTAAACTAACTGAACAGGACATTTATAATCTTGACTTTGGAAGGTTTATTTTCTTTGATGGGGTTTTATATAGATTACAAAGAATAGTTGATTATAGTGCAGGAGATATATGCACAGTTGAATTATTAAGAGTTATTTACACACAATATTAAAGATATGGCGAAAACAGTTATAGGTTTAGAAGTTTCAATGAACTCTTCAGGTGCTGAAGGTAGTGTTAAATCGTTAAAAGCACAGTTAAGAGAAGCACAGGCAGATGTTGCAAATTTATCAGAGAAATTCGGATTGACTTCAGTTGAAGCACAAAATGCAGCAAAGAAAGCAGCACAATTAAGAGATGCTATCGGAGATGCTAAAACATTAACTGATGCGTTTAATCCTGATGCAAAGTTTAAATCTTTCAGCAATGCTATTAGTGGTGTTGTAGGTGGGTTTTCTGCATTACAAGGAGCGCAGGCATTATTTGGAGATCAGTCAGAAGAATTGACTAAAACATTGGCTAAAGTACAAGGTGCAATGGCTTTAAGTCAAGGTGTAAATAGTGTACTTGAAGCAGGAGATGCTTTTAAGATTTTAGGTGGTGTTATTAGAACAAATGTTGTAACTGCATTTAGTACACTTAGAGGAGCATTAATTTCTACTGGATTAGGAGCATTAGTAGTAGCATTAGGTTTAGCAATAAACTATTTTATGGAGATGTCATCTGCAGCAGACAAGGCAGCAGAATCTCAAAAGAAGTTAAATGAAGAAACTAAAAAATATGCTGATGAAGATTTAAAAGCTGCAAATGATTCTTTAGATAGATTATTAAAATTAGATGTTGCAAGAGCAAAAAATAAGGGTGCATCTGAAAAAGAGATTTTTAATATTGAACAAGATTATAGAAAAAGAAAATTAGAGCAATTAAAAAAGAATTATGATTCAGTAAATTCAATTGATGCTAATGCAGGAAATGAAAGAAGAGCACAAATAAAAAATTTACAAGCTGAAATAGAAGTTGCTGAATTAGAATTTGATACTGCACATAAAAAGAAGAAAGAAGTTAAAAAAGTAGAACAAAAACAAGATTCAGACCAGTTAATAAAAGCTACACAAGCATCTCAAACTTTAATGCTTGATATTGAATTAGAAAGAATTAATACAATAGAACAAGCTGAAAGTGATGCATTTGATGAAAAGTTTTTAAACTATCAGGAAGATTTACAAAATCAACAGGATGCTTCTGAAATTTCATATCAATTAGCATGGGATGATTACCAAGCAAAAAAGAAACTTACTGAACTTGAAAAAGAGAATAAATTAAAGGCAGCAAGTGAAATAGGTGCTTCAGCAATGGCTTTAGCAGATATTATAGGGAAACAAACTGCAGTAGGTAAAGGATTAGCTATCGCAGCAACAACAATAGAAACATATTCTGCAGCACAATCTGCTTATAAAAGAGGTTTAGAAGTTCCTTATGTCGGAATGGTTTTAGGACCATTAAATGCAGCAATAGCAATTGCACAAGGTATTCAAAGAGTTAAAGCAATAGCAGCAGTAAAAGTTCCAGGTGGTGGTGGAGGTGGAATACCATCTACAAGTGGAGCAGGTGGGATGGGAGCTCCTATTGGTACACAAATGGGAGGAACGGCATTACAACAAGCACAAATTAATGCTACAGGAAATGCAGCAGTTCAAGCGTTTGTTTTAGAATCTGATGTATCAGGAAATCAAGAAAGAATTGAAAGATTAAATAGAGCAGCGAGAATCCAATAAGTAATTAACTAACAAAAAGTATATTATATAATATGAAACTTCCAGTTTACGAATTGAAAATAAGCGAAAATCTGAACGATGATTCAGAAGTAAGTTATATCGCAATAGTAGATGCTCCTGCAATCCAAAAGGATTTTCTTGCTTTTAAAGAAGAATTTATCAATCCAAGTAAAGGAGAACATAAAACGGACTTTCTTCCAAGATGTATTAAGTATGTAATTGATGAAGGTAAGTCATCTGAACAAGCAGTTGCAATATGTAATTCATTATGGGATGAGCATTTCGCAGGAGTTAAAGTAAGCATTGATTATGATGATACTTTGTCAACTGATAGAGGGAAAGAATTAGCTAAACGATTAATTGAGAATGGAGATACTGTCTATATCATATCTGCAAGACAAGATAAAGAAGGGATGTTAGCAGTTGCTAAAGAATTAGGAATACCTGAAAGTAGAGTTTATGCTACCGGAAGCAATAAGGCAAAGATTGAAAAGATTAAAGAATTAGGAATAGCTAAACATCATGATAATAATGCTGATGTTATTAAGGAATTAGGAAGTATTGGAGTTAAATTTAATGAGTTATTTGTTGATAGTTATAATGACTATCCAAAGAAAGCAAGTGAGAATGCACAGATAGCACTTGATTGGGCTGAAAAGAATGGATGGGGAAGTTGTGGAACTCCAGTAGGAAAGATAAGAGCAAATCAATTAGCTAAAGGCGAAAACATAAGTAGAGATACAATCGCAAGAATGGCTGCATTTGAAAGACATAGACAAAATTCAAATAGTCAGTTAGGCGATGGTTGTGGTCGCTTGATGTGGTTAGCATGGGGAGGAGATGAGGGCATTGCATGGGCATCAAGAAAATTAAAGCAAATTGATTCACAAAGGTTTAATAAATTCCAAGTTATCAGCGAAGATGAGCATATTATTAGTGGTCCGTTAATGGTTGCTAATATGCCTATCTATCGTAACAATGAGAAATTTGGAGAGCATTATGTTACTTTCTCTGCTGAAACGATTAAGCAAATAGCTATCAAGTTTGCAAAGAAGAAATATCAAAATCATGTCAATTTAATGCATGATCCTAATATGACCATTGATGACTGTACAATGTTTGAATCTTTTATAGTAGATAAGAAAAGAGGAATAATGCCAATGCAAGGATTTGAGGATATTGCTGATGGAAGTTGGTTTGGTTCATTCTATATTGAGAATCCGGAAGTATGGAATAATATAAAGCAAGGATTTTTAAAGGGTTTTTCAGTAGAAGGTATGTTTGATTATGATGAACCTACTAAATCATTATCTGCTGAAGAACAAGCACTTAAGAAAATATCAGAACTTTTAAATGTAATTATTTAACCAAACATATATTATATAGTATGACACCAAAAGAAATCATAGAAAAATTGAGATTGACATTCAGTGAATTAGTCAATAATGCAGATGTTCCTGCTATGGATGCAAATGCTCCTGAAATGATTGTTCCTACAATCGCTAAATTAAAAGATGGTACTGAAGTTGAAATTTCAGAATTGTCAGTTGGTGGAGTTGTTACCATTCAAGGACAACCTGCTCCATTTGGAGATCATGAGTTGGAAGATGGAACTATTATCTCAGTTGGAGATAATGGAGCAATTACTGCTATAGTTCCTGCTCCTTCTGCTCCTGCAATGGTTGAGGATATGGTTAAAAAGCAAAAGATGGAAGAATTATTTGCTGCTTTCCAATCTACAACAAACGAAAAGTTTGCATCTTACGAAGCTAAATTTGCTGATTATGAAGCTAAACTTCAGAAAGCAACAAAGGTTATTGAAGGACTTTTGAACTTGACTCAAACTCTTGCAGAAACTCCTACCGGTGTTGCTGATCCAATAGTAAAAACAACGAACAACTTTAAACAAGAAACACCTGAAAAGAACTATTCTGTTCTATTCAGCTAATTAATTAACAAATAAAAATTAAATAAAATGGCTTTATCATTTACAGGCTTAAGTTCATATACTAAACAACTTGTTCAGCCTTTGTTGACTTCGGCAGTAATCGGAGCAAAAACTCAGAAACTTATCATGGATAATGGTATAGTTTTAACTGGTGTAAAAGGACCAACTGCACTTCCTATCATGGATACTGATGCAGTTTTTGCTACACAATCTTGTACTTTTGATGCTTCAGGTACTACTTCTTTTTCTCAAAGAACACTTGTTCCAGGTAAGATTAAAGTAGAAGAGAAGATTTGTCCTAAGGATTTGGAAGCTTACTACACAATGGAAGCACTTCGTGCAGGTTCTACTTACGAAGATTTCGGTAATGCTGACTTCGCTGCTGCTTATCTTGCTAAGAAAAATGCTCGTATTGCTGCTCAATTAGAAACTGCAATATGGCAAGGAGATTCAGGTAGTGGTACTGCTAATTTGAATAAATTTAACGGACTTCAGAAGTTGATTGCTGCAGGTTCTCCAATTGATGCAAATGCTTCAGGTTACACAGGTATCACAGGTTCTGCAGTAGCAACTGTAACTTCTTCAAATGTTGTAGCTTGTACTGAAGGTATCTACAAAGCTATTCCTGCTGAGGTTATGGCTAAAGGAGATGTAAGAATCTTCGTAGGTTACGATTGGTTCAGATTGTTGGTGTTGGCTTACAGAGCATTAAACTTATTCTCTTACAATCCACAAGATGCTAACTTTGAAGGATTCATCTTACCTGGTACTAATGTTAAAGTTGAGCCTGTAAATGGTTTGAACGGAACAGGAGATGCTTACGCTATCAGCCTTTCTAACATGGCTATCGGAGTTGATTTGGAAGCTGAAGAAACTAACTACAAATTGTGGTATTCTGAAGATAATAACGATGTTAGATTTCGTTTAGAATTTAAGCTAGGGGTGGATCTAGCCTTTGTAAGTGAAGCGGTTAAGTTTATCGCAGCTATCTAATTAAATAATAATCTTTAACTAAAAAGGGTGGTGCAATAAACACCACCTTTTTTTAAATCTAATAACTATGCCTTGTGCAATAACATCCGGATATACAATTGACTGTCGTGAGAATGTCGGTGGTATCCAAGCGATTTGGTTAATATCAAATGCTAATTTATACGATGCTTCAGGAAATAGTCGTGTAACTGATTCTTCAGGAACTGTTACAGCTATGACTAAAGCAACAGGAACTCGTTTCTATAAGTTTGAAGTTCCTCGTGGAACTGCAGTTGCTTCTACGAATATGACTGGATCATTGGAGAATGGAACTATATTCTTTACTCATGAATTAACTTTCCCAATCAATTCAAGAACTGCAACAGTTAGAAATATCATTACTACTCTTGCAAAGAATCGTTTAACTTTCGTTACTCTTGAAATGGATGGAGTTTATCGTATGTATGGTAAAGGATATGGTCTATTCATGGATTCAACTACTAATTCAAGTGGAACTGCTCCAGGCGATAGGAATGGTGCTGAATTGAAATTTTCTTCTATGGAGATTGAAGATTTCTTAGTAGTTAGTTCTTCAGTAGCAGCTAACTTAGAAGTAGCAGGTTAATAAATAACAAATAATAATAAGACCTCCGACCGATTAAAAAGTCGGAGGTTTTTTAGTAACTATGATTGTACTAACCAAAGGCGAAACAAAAAATATTTATTTCACAGGAAGCGAATCTGCTCTCCTTACAAATCCGTATTTTTTATTTATTTTTACTAATAGAATAACGCAAGAAGTTGTTAAATTTGTAGCAACTAATACAAGTACAACATTAAGATTTGATACTTTTAGTTTGAATGTAGATAGTCGGTTTGCAAACAGCGAAACAGGAATGTGGACTTATCAAATATATGAACAAGCAAGTTCATCAAATACGAATCCAACAGGTTTAAATCAAGTTGAGGATGGATATATGTATCTAAATTCAGCAATAACATTTGAACCTACAACATATAACGAACAATCAAACACATTTATTACTTACAATGGATAACTACAAACATATAGTTCTTCAGTTTGACCAAGCACAACAACCAAGATTCTTAGAAAAGAAATCTAAGGGATATGTGGAATTTGGGGAACTAAATAATTATCCCGAATACTTGTTAGGTCTTTATAATGAATCTCCAAAGCATGGAGCAATTATTAAGGGCAAATGCAATTATATCTATGGGAAGGGTTTTGAAGTCCCAGGTTCAGCCAATGGTAAGGATACATGGAACGATGTAATGAAGAAGTGTATTAAGGATGATGAATTATATCGTGGGTTTTATTTGCAAGTTATATGGAATAGATTGAAACAAGTAAGTGAAGTTTATCACTTGGAGTTTCATAAAGTAAGGGTAAGCAAAGATTTAACTAAGTATTTCGTTAAAGACAACTGGTCTGACTTTAAAGAAAAACCTCGTGAATATGATGCTTTTAATGTCAATAATCCTGTTGGAAGTCAGATTTATTATTACAAAGAATATAATCCTTCATCTGATGTTTATCCTTTACCTTCTTATTTTCAAGGGTTAAACTACATTGAATCGGATATTGAGATTTCAAGACATATACTTGGAAACGCTAAAAAGCAATGGGTTGCTTCTAAACTTGTCAATTTAAACAATGGCGATCCAATAGGAGAAGAAAATAAAGGAGAAGTAGAGAGAGGATTATTAAAGAAGTTTACCGGAGATTCAGGAAGTAGAGTAGTTATCATGTTCAATAAGAGCAAGGATAATGCAGCTGATATTTTGGACTTGGGAACGACAATGCTAACAAAGGAGGATTTTACTAATGTAAATAACCTCGTTCAGCAAGAAATCTTTGCCTCGCATCAGATAACAAGTCCATCCTTATTTGGTATTAAAACTGAAGGTCAGTTAGGTAGTAGGAATGAGATTCGTGATGCTTATGAGATTTTCAATAATACTTATGTACAGGAAAGACAGTCCGAAATGGAAACTATCTTCACAAGATTCAGAAATCTTAAAGGCGAGCAAGGAGATTTTAATATCATTCCGGTAGAACCTTTGAAATTTGAGTTTACTGAAAATATAATTGCTGCTAACCTTACACAAAATGAGATTCGTGAATTAATGGGTAAAGAACCATTGCAAGCAGGTCAGGTTACTTCAGATGGTCAGATTGTAGTAGTGAATCCTGAAACTGAAAAAGTAGTTAAACCTGGAGAAGTTCAGCCAGTTCCAATGAACGAATCACTAAAGAATCTATCCGGAAGGCAGTATCAGAATGTAATGAGAATAGTTAGGCAGTTTGGAAACGGAAAACTAACTAAACAACAAGCTTCTTTAATGCTTAAAAACGGATTTGGATTTAATGATTCTGATGTAGATACTTTCTTAGGAGTTGATAATGATCCTTTAACTGATGATGAGATTTCTAAATTCAGTATGGACCATGATGAACTTCTTTTACAAGAATTTGGATTGGTTGGAGAAGGTCGTTCAAGCTATGAAATTATAGAAACTAAATCTTTCAAAGATTATCAAGAGTTCGCTGATAGTCCTCTAACGCAATTAGAAGCCGATGTATTGAGTTTAATCACAAAGGATGGGTTATCTACTCCTGAAGTAATTGCAAAGACATTAAAGCGTTCTAAAAGCGATATAGAAGATATTATTTCTAATCTATTGGAAAGGAAGATAATTTCTGAAAAAAAAACGATAGTCGGAACTGATGTACAAATTGAGAGGATTCCTAATAAAACTGTATCTGAACTACCTGGAAAGGATAGTAAGGTTACTGACATACTTGTAAGATATTCTTATGAAGGTCCACAGGATAGCAGAAACCGACCATTTTGTGCAAAATTACTTCAGTTGGATAAGTTTTATAGTAGACAAGATATTGAGAAAATAAGCGAAAGAGTTGGTTATTCAGTATGGGATAGAAGAGGTGGATGGTTTACACAACCGGATGGAACACATAGGCCATATTGTAGACATATATGGATGGTTAACATAGTTAAACGAAAAGCATAAAATGAGCAAAAATATTCTATTTATTACTGAACAAACTTTCAAAGAAAGGACCGGAGCATCTAATAACATTGATGGAAAGCAGATATTCCCAATGGTTAAAGTTGCAGGAGATATGTTTATTCAGCCAGTTTTAGGAAGTACACTTTATAAGAGATTACAAACAGGAGTTATTAATAACGATTTGAATCCTTTTGAAACTTTACTTATAGATGATTACATTACTGATACTTTGATATGGTATACAATGAGTATGCTTCCAATGTCAATGGGTTATCAGTTATTCAGTAAAGGATTTTTGCAAAAGACAACTGAAGATTCAGTTACACCAAGTAGAGCAGATTTAGAATTGATTGAGAATAAGTACAAGTCAATGGCTGAATTTTACTCAAATAGAATGGTAAAATACCTTCAAGAAAATTATACTTTGTATTATGAGTATTTGAATTATGGAATGGGATTAGATGTAATATTTCCTGAAAAGAAGGTTTATACAAGTCCTATCTATTTAGGTGGTGCTGATGAGAATAAGCGTAGTTGGCTGAATCAATC